GCTGGTATTCTACAATTAACAGATTCAGTCACCAGTACAAGCACGACAACAGCGGCAACACCAAACAGCGTCAAGAGTGCATTCGACCAAGCAACTCTGGCATATGGTCAGGCTAATACTGCGAACACAACAGCAATATCTGCATACGGTCAGGCTAACTTAGCATATACTCAAGCCAATACAGCTAACTCTATTGCGATATCAGCATACAATCAAGCTAACTTAGCATACGCTCAAGCCAATACAGCTAACTCTATTGCGATATCAGCATACAATCAAGCTAACTTAGCATATACTCGAGCCAATACAGCTAACTCTATTGCGATATCAGCTTATGGTCAAGCAAACCTTGCATATACTCAAGCCAACACCGCTAACTCAATAGCAATATCAGCATACAATCAAGCTAACTTAGCATATACTCAGGCTAATACTGCGAATACAACTGCTATCTCAGCATACGGTCAGGCTAACTTAGCATATACTCAAGCCAATACTGCTAACTCAATAGCAATATCAGCATACAATCAAGCTAACTTAGCATATACTCAAGCCAATACAGCTAACTCTATTGCGATATCAGCTTATGGTCAAGCGAACTTAGCATATACTCAAGCCAACACCGCTAATGCCACAGCCATATCCGCATATGGTCAGGCAAATGCCGCGTTTGTTACAGCGAACAATGCAGCCAACACTGTTCGAGTGACGGCTAACTCTCTATTCGCTCAAACAGCCGTCAGCTTAAACTTCATCAACACCGCATCCGTTACTGTTTCCGTTGGCGCAGGTGCCACTGGAAATGCGAACGTTGGATTTAGTGCTGTTGCTGGAACGACTGCTGTTGCTGGTATTCTACAATTAACAGATTCAGTTACCAGCACGAGCACTACGACTGCTGCCACACCGAATAGCGTCAAGAGTGCATTCGATCAAGCCACAGCTGCATATGGTCAGGCGAACACAGCAAGTTCAACAGCAGTATCAGCATACGGACAAGCAAACCTAGCTTACGCTCAAGCCAACACTGCGAACACAACAGCAGTATCTGCATACGGACAGGCAAACTTAGCATATGCTCAAGCGAATACCGCCAACACAACCGCTATTTCAGCATACGGTCAAGCAAACCTAGCTTACGCTCAAGCCAATACAGCTAACTCTATCGCCATCTCAGCCTATGGTCAAGCGAACCTTGCATACACTCAAGCGAACACTGCTAATTCCATAGCGATATCTGCATATAATCAAGCCAATCTCGCATATACTACTGCCAACACTGCAGCCAACACCGTAAGAGTGACAGCTAACTCTGGATCAGCGCAATCAGCCGTCAGTCTGAACTTCATCAATACAGCATCTGTTACTGTTTCTGTTGGGGCTGGTTCAACTGGCAATGCCAACGTTGGATTTTCGGCTGTCTCCGGTTCAACGACCGTAGCTGGTATTCTTCAACTTACTGACTCCGTCACTAGCACCAGTACAACAACCGCTGCCACTCCGAACAGCGTCAAGAGCGCATTCGATCAAGCAACATCAGCATATACTCAGGCTAATACTGCGAATACAACTGCTATCTCAGCATACGGTCAGGCTAACTTGGCTTATGCTCGAGCCAATACAGCTAACGTAATTGCTATCTCAGCCTATGGTCAAGCAAACTTAGCATACGCTCAAGCAAACACTGCTTATGGTCAAGCAAATGCTGCTTATGGTCAAGCGAATGCTGCCTTTGCTGCTGCCAACAATGCTGCCAATACTGTTCGAGTGACAGCTAACTCTGGTTCTCTACAATCGGCTGTTAGTCTGAACTTTATCAATACGGCATCCGTTATTGTTTCAGTTGGGGCTGGTTCGGCTGGAAATGCTAACATCGCCTTCTCTGCAGTTGCTGGAACGACTGCTGTTGCCGGTATATTGCAACTGACTGACTCAGTCACTAGCACAAGCACCACAACTGCCGCCACTCCGAATAGTGTTAGAACAGCTAACTCAATTGCAATATCAGCATACGGTCAAGCAAACCTTGCATATACTCAAGCGAACACTGCGAATTCTATAGCCATATCCGCATATGGTCAAGCAAACCTTGCATATACTCAAGCCAATACAGCTAACTCTATTGCGATATCCGCATATGGTCAAGCCAACTTAGCATATACTCAAGCCAATACTGCTAACTCTATAGCAATATCTGCATTTAATCAAGCCAATGCTGCATTTACGACTGCCAACAATGCTGCTAATACAGTTCGTGTTACTGCAAATTCTGGATCAGCTCAATCCGCCGTCAGTCTGAACTTCATTAACACTGCATCTGTTCTTGTGTCGGTAGGAGCAGGTTCTGCCGGAAATGCTAACGTCGGGTTTAATGCTGTTGCCGGAACCACTGCTGTTGCTGGTATTTTACAATTAACAGATTCAGTTACTAGCACAAGCACGACAACGGCAGCAACGCCCAATAGCGTTAAGACTGCATTCGATCAAGCAACGTTGGCATATGGTCAGGCTAATGGTGGTTACACTCAAGCAAACTCGGCATATACTCAAGCCAATACTGCAAACTCAATTGCCATATTAGCTTACGGTCAGGCAAACTTAGCGTATGCTCAAGCCAATACAGCTAACTCTATTGCTATTTCAGCCTATGGGCAAGCGAATGCTGCATTTACAGCTGCCAACAATGCGGCGAATGGCGTAAAAGTATCAGCCAACTCTGGTTCCGTTTTCTCCAATGTTTCATTGAACTTTGTCAATACCGCAACGGTTCAGGTCTCGGTCACTTCCATTGTAGCTGGTATTGCTAATATTGCATTCACTTCTACTTCCGGCGGAATTGGAACTGTAACTCAAGTCAATACCGGAACTGGTCTTGCTGGTGGACCGATTTCTTCTTCCGGAACAATATCAGCTAATATAGCCAATACGACAGTTCAAGGCGTCACAAAACTCATTGATGTTGTAACGTCGACAGATTCGGCTAATGCTGCTACTGGCGCGGCTGTAAAAATTGCGTATGATCAAGCAACGAATGCATATGGGCAGGCAAATGCTGCATACACTCAAGCCAATACTGCTAACTCTATAGCCATATTAGCTTACGGTCAGGCTAATGCTTCCTTTTCTGCAGCCAACAATGCTGCTAATACAGTTCGCGTTACTGCAAATTCTGGATCAGCGCAATCAGCCGTCAGCTTGAATTTTATCAATACATCATCCGTTCTCGTTTCAGTTGGAGCTGGATCTACAGGAAACGCGAATATCGCCTTCTCTGCTGTTTCCGGTTCAACAACTGTAGCTGGTATTCTTCAACTTACTGACTCGGTCACTAGCACCAGTACGACAACCGCTGCCACGCCGAATAGCGTCAAGAGTGCATTCGATCAAGGTAATTCAGCATACACACAGGCTAATAGTGGTTACACTCAAGCAAACTCGGCATATACCCAAGCAAATGCTGCGTATACTCAAGCCAACAGCGCAAATTCAATTGCAATATCTGCATACGGTCAGGCAAACTTAGCATATACTCGGGCAAATACTGCTAACTCTATAGCAATATCAGCCTATGGTCAGGCAAATGCTGCATTTACAGCCGCCAACAATGCTGCAAATACTGTAAGAGTAACAGCCAACTCTTTATTCGCACAATCGGCTGTCAGTCTGAACTTCGTCAATACCTCTACTGCCGTTGTCTCTGTTGGACCTGGTTCGACTGGCAATGCCAATATTTCTTTCTCAGTAATTCCCAAGTTCACGACTGAAATCAACACAACTTCCAACCTCAGTGTTACTGGAACAGGAACATTCCGTGGCGGTGTGAATAGTGGATATGAGGCAAAACCAACATACAAGTTTAACATAGACTTCGGTGCTGATGTTGGAGGAACGTGGAGAAGATTCATTGTTGCCTCTTTGGTTGACTTTCAATACTCAACGATTGGATTTAAGATAACAATAACAGATCCGAATACAAATCAAGCGTCAACTGGTTCAGTAGATGCAGATTTTGAAACATACATGGTCGCGTGTGTTCGTACAAATGATGTGACTGCCAACACTCCAGATAGCTGTATTGTTCGCGGAGCAGGAAACAGAATACGAGGCGTCAAAACAGCAATCGGTAGTTATGAAATACAAATTCAAAATGAGGCACAATATCGAGAATATTTGGTGCAAGTTGAATGTTATGCTGTAAATGGCGCCCACGCAATAGCATATGAAAGTGGTGCAACAGTTGGCGCTAGTGATGCAAATACATCAAACGTTTTCTTAGCTTCTATTGGGGCAAGCACAAACTATTTTGAAAGAGTAGAAGCCAAGAGCAGGGTTGTAGTCACTGCCGATTCCGCTACAGGTAATACCGATACAGTTATAACTCCAGCAAATATCTTATTACGGGCAAACGTCACAAATGGAAGTCCCAACGCCACAATTCAATTGTACGCCTCCCCAACGCTCGGATATAGCGTACTCGAAATGGGGGCGAGTTTGGGGAATTACATCGACTTCAAATCTCCGTCGTCGGACGATTTCGATTATAGAATTTTTTCTGATGGTGCAGGCGCCGCAGGCGGCGGATTAATCATATATGCTGGTAGTTCAACAACTTCATTAAACGTATTGAATATTATCGGCGGAAACGTCAGCATCGATTCTGGCACGCTGTTTGTTGATTATCTGGCGAACCAAGTTGGTATAGGAACTACATCACCAACATCAAAACTACATGTTGTTGGCGACGGAAACATAACTACGAGTTTGATTGTTTCTGGATTAAACGTAACTCCAACCATAATCGCTGCATACAATCAAGCCAATGCTGCCTTTGCTGCTGCTAACAATGCGGCGAATGGCGTAAAAGTTTCTGCGAACTCCGGTTCTGTTTTCTCCAACGTTTCACTGAACTTCGTCAATACTTCAACCGTAACAGTCTCTGTGACTCCTGGTGAAGCGGGTGTTGCGAATATCTCATTTAGTTCTTCTGGATCTTCTGGTGTCACATCACTGGCCACCGGATTGGGGCTTTCCGGTGGTCCAATTACTTCCACAGGAACCATATCAGCAAACATAGCCAATACGACGATTCAAGGCGTCACAAAACTCATCGATGTTGTAACGTCGACAGATTCCGCTAATGCTGCCACAGCCAACTCAGTAAAAGTAACATTCGATCAAGCAACATCCGCATACGGCAAAGCCAATACTGCTCATGATACAGCCGTTTCTGCATATGGTCAGGCGAATGCCGCTTATTCTGCAGCCAATAATGCTGCTAATACAGTTCGTGTTACTGCAAATTCTGGATCAGCGCAATCAGCCGTCAGTCTGAACTTCACCAACACCGCATCTGTTCTTGTATCGGTAGGAGCAGGTTCAACAGGAAATGCCAACGTCAGCTTCTCTGCTGTTGCTGGAACGACTGCTGTTGCTGGTATTCTTCAACTTACTGACTCCATCACCAGCACCTCGACGACAACTGCCGCCACTCCGAACAGCGTCAAGACTGCATTCGAGCAAGCCAACGCAGCATATGCTCAGGCTAATAACTCAGCGAATACCGTAAGGGTGACAGCTAACTCTGGTTCGGCTCAATCTGCCGTCAGTCTGAACTTTATCAACACCGCATCTGTTCTTGTATCGGTAGGAGCAGGTTCAACTGGAAATGCTAACGTTTCGTTCTCGGCTGTTGCTGGAACCACTGCTGTTGCCGGTATTGTTCAGCTGACTGACTCTGTTACTAGCACGAGCACTACGACTGCTGCCACGCCGAATAGCGTCAAATCGGCTTTCGATCAAGCAACGCTTGGATATGGTCAGGCTAATAATGCCGCTAATACTGTTCGAGTGACAGCTAACTCTCTATTCGCTCAATCAGCTGTCAGCCTAAACTTTATCAATACGGCATCTGTTCTTGTGTCGGTTGGCGCTGGCTCGGCTGGAAATGCAAACATCGCCTTCTCGGCAGTTGCTGGAACGACTGCCGTTGCTGGTATTCTTCAGCTGACTGACTCAACTACCAGTACGAGCACCACTACTGCTGCCACACCTAATAGTGTTAGAACAGCTAACGTAATTGCTGTCTCAGCCTTCGGTCAAGCCAATACAGCTTATGGACAAGCGAATGCTGCTTATGGACAAGAGAATGCTGCTTATGCCGCTGCCAACAATGCAGCAAACACTGTAAGAGTGACAGCTAACTCTGGTTCGACACAATCTGCTGTCAGTCTGAACTTTATAAACACCTCTTCTGTTCTGGTGTCCGTTGGTGCTGGATCTGCTGGTAATGCTAACATCGCCTTCTCGGCTGTTGCTGGAACGACAGCTGTTGCTGGTATTCTTCAGCTGACTGACTCAACTACCAGTACGAGCACTACTACTGCCGCTACACCGAATAGCGTTAGAACAGCTAACGTAATTGCTATCTCAGCCTACAATCAAGCCAACTTAGCATATGCTCAAGCAAACACTGCTTATGGGCAAGCCAACGCAGCATATACTACTGCCAACAATGCAGCTAATACTGTAAGAGTAACAGCTAACTCTGGTTCTGCTCAATCAGCTGTTAGCCTGAACTTTATAAACACCTCTTCTCTATTGGTTTCCGTTGGTGCTGGCTCTGCTGGTAATGCTAATGTTTCATTCTCGGTTCAGTTGACTGACTCTGTCACTAGTGGCAGCACCATAACAGCAGCAACTCCAAACAGCGTCAAGAGTGCATTCGACCAAGCAACACTTGGATATGGTCAAGCAAATGCTGCTTATGCTGCTGCTAATACAGGATTGAACAAAGCCCAAGTCTCTGCTAATGGTGGTTCGGTTCAGTCGAACGTTGGAATCAACTTCAACAATACATCGACTGTGCTCGTCTCCGTTGGTCCTGGAACGACTGGCAATGCCAATGTATCGTTCTCAGTGATTCCTAAGTTCACGACTGAAATCAATACGACTTCCAGTCTTAGTGTTACTGGAAATGCCACGTTCTCGAATTCCGTAACTATAAGCATGAGCAATGATTTGAATGCTCTGAGAATTACTCAAACCGGCACTGGTAATGCGTTTGTTGTAGAAGATTCAGCCAATCCAGATTCAACTCCGTTTGTCATTAACGCATCAGGAAACGTTGGTATTGGAATTTTGAATCCGACCTCTGCATTGCACGTTGGTGGGTCCGGAACCATTATTGCTAATATTGCATCAACGTTTCCTCTAAGTGGAGGATTGGCTCCTGTAGTTTCTATAGGAAACATAGATTCTCTTAGAGTTTCTGGTGAGACGACTCTTTTCCAGAAGACAAGAATCAACAATATAACCCCAGCATCTTTTACATACAGCGGAAAGTTCTTCAGCGTCAATACCGAAGAAGCAACTCCGACTGGCTTCACGTTTAAGCCTGACGGGACAAAGATGTATGTTACTGGTCAGGCTGGAGATGACGTCAATGAGTATGATTTGACGACTCCATGGGACGCGTCAACTGCGACATACTTGCAGAAAACGGTTACTCTTACTCAAGATACAACTCCTGCTGATGTGGCTTTCTCCAGTAATGGTGCATATGTGTATACTTGTGGGTCAACTACGGGCAATGTATATCAATATTATCTTTCGGTTCCGTGGAGTACAATATCTCTTACCAGTGCGACTGGAAATTTGGTTGCGACATATAACGTTGCGGCTCAAGATATAAGTGCTGCCGTGCTTTCCAGAGGAATAACTTTCTCTGACGATGGAGTATATCTGTACGTCTCGAACGCAACTGCCGGTGGAGTATCTCCAAAAATATTACAATTCCAATTGTCTCCGCCTTGGGAGCTTGCATCTGCAACATATATTGCCAATTCAGGTTCTGGTACTGTTCTTAGTTCGACTGGCAGTACTTCGTTCGTTTCTGATGGAATAACATTTAATAATGATGGAAGTTTGTTGCAGATCGTAGATGCAACAAATGGGGGCGTAAATTTCTATTACTTAAAAACGCCATGGATGATTGCAAACGGCATTTCCTTTTTCTCTAACGTTGCATTCCCAGACGGATCAACGACTGGCAGAGGAGTTGCATTATCACCAGATGGAAGATATCTCAATCTTCTGGAGACCACGAATGAGAATGTCTACACATTTACAACAAATACCATAAGTTCATTTGGTGTTGTTGGTAATAGTGATCTTTATGGTGATGTTTCTGTCTATAATAAATTGACGGCTGGATCGGCTAACATTAATGGTCCTGTTGTTATCAGCGCATGCAGCTCGTCTGATGCTCTGAGGATCACACAAACTGGATCTGGCAATGCTCTGGTTATTGAAGATGAAACGAATCCGGATTCAACTCCTTTTGTAGTCACTTCTACAGGAAGTGTTGGTATTGGCAAGACGGCGCCAACCACAACATTAGACATAGTCGGATCTGCCAACGTATCTGCATCTCTAAACGTTGGTGGATATAACATACTCAACGAAATATTCCAAGCAGACAACACCGTTCGTGTAACAGCTAACTCTGGTTCGGCTCAATCTGCTGTCAGCCTGAACTTTATAAACACCTCTTCTGTTCTGGTGTCAGTTGGTGCTGGATCTGCTGGAATTGCAAATATCGCATTTACATCTCCGAAGACAATAAACTTCATCATAGATGGCGGTGGATCAATATTGACAACAGGAACTACATTAGCAGCACAAACTAAAGGATATGTTAGTACATCATTTAATGCAACAATTACTGGATGGAACATATTCCCAGATGTCTCTAGCACTGTTAAAGTTGATATACTTAAAGCAACGTATGCAGACTTTCCAACAATGACATTAATTTCTGGTACTAATCCGCCAAGATTAACCGCAGAAACAAAAAATACTGGCACAACAACTGGTTGGACCAGCAATACTATAACTGCTGGAGATATTCTAGAATTTAGAATTAACGCCACACCAGCAATTGTTTCTGCATCCCGCGTCACTATTGTTCTTGCATTAGGATAATAAGATGGAAAACTGGATACTTTTTTCAGATTCATTACCAGCAGAAAATTTACCCATAGCATTTGAAGATGATGTTGGAAATTTATATGAAGGTTATATGCACTCAGATAAGTTATATGTTGCTATACAAGGTCCAGATGAAGAATTTATAGGAACTGCCTTGAGGTGGAGGCAACTATAACATGGCGATAATTTTACAAACAGTTGGAGAATCTGTAGGAACAAATGGAACTACAATTGCAGCAATACTGCCCACAGGATTAACTGTTGGCGATTTAATGATCGCACTTTTTTATTCAAGAGCTACTGGCGGCGGTAAATCTGTTGCAATATCTACTGGCTGGACTGAAATATATAATAACCTCGGAACTGGTGGTCTTATTGCTGGTTGGTGGAAGCAGTGGAATAGCGGTGATGCTGCACCAACAATGACACAGACTTCATTTACTACTGGCGCATCTGGTGATACAACATTGCTGCAAATATTGAGATTATCTGGAACAGATACAAGAAGTCCTATTGCTAATGTTGGAACTGTTGGAAACTTTGCTGCTAGTACAACAACTATTGGACCAATATCTGCAAGTAGCATTGTTCTTGATCCAAATAATATGGCAATGATTCATGCTGGAAGACTTGATGATGCTGGTTCCAGCTTATCTACTACTGGAGATGGATTATCTTGGCAACCACCATCTGGTACAACTAGCAAAACATCATCAACTGCTGGTTCTGATGCTGCTGCAATGTATTTTTATGCCAATAACACAACAACAAGTGCAGTGACATTAACAGATAAAACCATAACAATAGGAGCCAGCGGCGTTCTTTTTGCCAGTACTGGTGTTTTATTTGAACTAAAAGCAGCGAAACCATATTCCCAAGCTATTATAATATAGATCGCCTAAATATTGAAATAAACCCAGAACTTCTTGGGATCTAGCATAAATCGTAAGAGAAAAACTATGGCAAATCCAACCTCTAGAGAAGAATTAAAACTGTACTGCCTGCGGAGGTTGGGGTTTCCTGTCATTCAGCTAAACCTCGACGACGATCAGATTGAAGACAGAATAGACGAATCGCTTCATGTGTTCCAAGAGTTTCACTTTGATGGCACTCGAGAAATACTTCTGAAGCATCAGGTCACGGCTGAGGATCAAACGAACGGATACATTAATCTAGCGAATACATCTCCTGATATTATCGGAGTGACAAAGCTGTATCCGGTTCCTTCGCAGGCTGTTTCTACTTCTGCTTCGTTCAATATGTTCGACATAACGTATCAGATTCGACTCAATGAACTCTATGACTTCACTTCTGCTGATTACGTTTACTTCGTTCTTGCTCAACAGCATCTTCGTACTCTTGAAATGTTATTCGTTGGTGAGCAGCCAATTCGATTCAATCGTTACAATAAAAAAATCTACGTTGATGTAAACTGGACAAAGAAGATTGCCGTTGGTAATTTTATGTTGGTGCACTGCCGGCAGGTTCTGGAAGATTCAGATGAATTCTGGGGAGACGTCTGGCTCAAGAAATACACCACCTGCTTGATCAAAGAGCAGTGGGGAAACAACCTCAAAAAGTTTGCTGGAGTTCAGCTTCCTGGCGGTATTTCTCTGAACGGTCAACAGATCTATGATGAAGCTATACAGGAAAAGGATAAGTTGGAAATAGAGCTGAGAGATGTGTACGAAGAGCCCACAGCCTTCATTATAGGTTGAAGTAAGTGCCTACAAACATCTTCTTCAACCAATTTAACGCAAGGAACGAACAGTCTCTTTACGAAGAGCTGATTGGAGAAGTCGTACAGATTTATGGCATCGATTCATACTATCTACCGAGAGAATCTGAATCGTCGTTCGATTTAATATTTGGAGATGACCCAACCAAGAAATATGATGCAGCCTATCCTGTCGAAGTATACATAAAGAACGTTGATGAATTTGAAGGCGGCGACTTCTTCACGAAGTTTGGAATCGAAGTCAAAAAGCAAGTTCGCTTAATTTTACCAAATCGAGCATTCAAGCAGCGCGTTCCTTCAACATATAGCAGACCTCGTGAAGGCGATTTGCTTTGGCTCACAAACTTCAATGCTCTGTTTGAGATTAAATTTGTCAAAGAAGAGAACTTCTTTTATGCATTCGGTCAAGAGCATCTATATGGCTATGAACTTGTTTGTGAGAAGTTCCGTTACAATGACGAGAGAATGGAAGTGGGAGTAACTGAGATAGAAGATAAGATAGACGAAATCATTACTGCATACGAATACACAATGCAGGCTAATGGAGCGTCAACATACACTATATCGGAAACCGTATATCAAGGGGCGAACCTTGTGGCTGCAATTGCGACTGCAGATGTTTGTCGTTGGGATAAGCCCACTCGAATATTGGAACTCAAGAATATTAAAGGAGTGTTCACTGCAAACGCTCAAGTATTTGGAGTCACCAGCGGAGCCACGTGGTCCATTGCCTCTTTTGATACACTAGACGATTCAAATTCGGACCAGAATGATAACACATTGCTTCAAGAAGAAGCAGATGTATTCTTAGACTTCTCTGAAGAAAATCCATGGGGTGATCCGTAATGTTCGTCAACACACACTTTTACCACAGAACCATTCGAAGATGTGTTGTTGCATTCGGAAACCTGTTCAACCAAATAACGTTGATCAAGTATGCCAAAGGTACTTTTGACGAACTCGAAAGAATCACGGTTCCAATATCATATTCTGGAAATGAGAACTATGCTCAGCGTTTGTTGGGAAACCCAGACATCCCCACTGCAGTTCAAATCAAACTTCCAAGAATGTCGTTCGAGATAACCGATGTTTCGTATGATCCCTCTAGAAAACTTTCGTCATTTGAGGAAGAGTGTGCGGTTGTTAATGGTGTGACAGCTACAGTAAAATCTCCGACTCCCTATAACATAGGGTTTGAATTGAACATATACGTCAGGAACATGGAAGATGGCACACAAATCGTAGAGCAAATTCTACCCAACTTCAATCCAGACTATACATTCGCCATGACATACATTGACGAAATGAATTTGGTAAAGAACACTCCAATTCTTTTAGAAAGCGTATCTCATTCGAATGGATTTGAAGGAGACAATGAGACAGTTCGTTATGTCACGTGGCGGTTGACGTTTACGATGAAAACGTACATGTATGGTCCAGTAACAAACGCAAGATCTATTATTCGTACTGCTCATGCCAATACTTGGATAATGGGAGCCAACACTCCAGCATCGATGATTACTGTAACTCCAGATCCCCCGACTGCCAATTCTGCTGATGAGGCATATGGATTCGATACGGTGATAATAACGGATCCTAATTATTGAGAACAATTAAATGAACAGCGAACTAGACAATTCGTTAGCTAATATATTTGAAACCAAAGAAGAAAAGCGTTCTCCGATGATAATCAACCAAGCCCCAGAAGTTGCCGATAAAGATTATCAGGCTGAGGCTGACGTTGAGTATGTTCGTGCGAATCTATACGATCTTATGGGAAATGGATCAGAAGCCATCAATCAAATGATGCAGCTAGCAAAAGAATCTCAGCATCCAAGAACATATGAAGTTCTTTCTAACTTCATTAAGAATATGGGTGACGTTGGCGATAAACTCATACAGCTTCATAAGTCTAAAAAAGAAATGACAGAGGCAGGAACCAAACAACCTTCCGGAATAAATGTTGAGCAGGCTGTGTTCGTTGGAAGTACAGCAGATCTGCTAAAGAAAATAAAACAAAATGCAGATTAAGTCATATCTATCTAACCCTCGGCTAAAGCGCGAAGGGCAGCAAGTTTCACTTTCTCAGCAGCAAGTAGAAGAATACATTCGCTGCGCCAATAATCCAGTATACTTCATAGAGCATTACATGAAGGTTGTGACTCTGGACAAAGGTCTCGTACAAATCAGTCTTTATGATTATCAGAAAGATATCATTGATTCTTGCCACAACGAACGTAAAGTTGTAATGAAGATGACTCGACAGTCTGGAAAAACGACCACCACCGTTGGATATATTCTATGGTACATTCTCTTTAACGAAATGAAGACTTGCGCGTTGCTTGCCAACAAGGAACGTACTGCTCGTGAGATTCTTTCTCGACTTAAACTAGCATATGAAAATCTACCAATATGGATGCAGCAGGGTGTGGTTGAATGGAACAAGGGTTCTATTGATCTTGAGAATGGATCGAAGGTCGTGGCAACTTCGACCTCTTCATCTGCGATTCGAGGCACAACTATATCGCTTCTCTATCTTGACGAATTTGCATTCGTACCGAACAACATCGCCGATGAGTTCTTCTCTGCCGTGTATCCAACTATTTCTTCTGGTACGACTTCAAAGATTATAATGTCATCGACGCCGAATGGCATGAATCACTTCTATAAGATATGCACTGAAGCCAAACAAGGCAGAAATGGATTCAAACTCATCGAGGTCAATTGGAGAAAAGTCCCAGGAAGAGACGAGAAATGGGCTGACGATCAACGAGCGACTCTGGGTGAAGATAAGTTCTTGCAGGAAATGGAAGGTGAATTCCTCGGCTCGGCTGGGACGTTGATTTCAACCACGGCACTCAAGTCGCTCTCATTCGTTGATTTTTTGAAAGATATCCTCGGCGGTCTGCAAATCTATACAGAAGTTCAGGCGAAGAAGAATTACGTTCTTGTTGCTGATACTGCTAGAGGAACAGGTCTGGACTATTCGGCATTCGTGGTTGTCGATATTGATGAAGTTCCATATCGAGTTGTTGCCAAATATCGCAACAACCTCATCTCACCAATGCTCTTTCCAAACATCATCGTTCAAGCAGCTAAATACTATAACAATGCGTTTCTACTGATTGAAAATAATGATGCCGGCAGTCAAGTCGCCGATACCATTCTCAATGATCTAGATTATGATAATATGTTCTACACCGAAGAACTTCGTGGAACGACTCACCTAAATCAGAGAAGGGGAGCAGTAACTGGAGTTAGAACCACCAAGAAAGTCAAGAGGCTTGGGTGTAACGCTCTAAAGTCTCTCGTCGAAAGCCAGAAGATCATCATTGAAGACTACGATATCATCAATGAGCTTGCGACCTTTATTCTGAAGAGAGACACATACCAAGCCGATGATGGCTGTAATGATGATTTGGCAATGTGTTTGGTCCTTTTCTCATGGATGACTACCCAGCCGTTCTTTAGAGATCTGACCAACACCGATATACGACAAAAATTGTTTGACGAGAAAATAAAGCAAATGGAAGAAGAAATGCTACCGTTTCCAACAAACAACGATGAAATTCAAAAAACAGAAAATTATATTGTAGAAGACGGAATTGTTTGGGAATCAGGACCGGAAGGAGTCAGTCGCCACTATGAGAGAATATTCTGATCGAACCCAATTTTTATAAATACAGTTAGTTCCAGAAGAACTAAGAACAATTTTAACAGGAGATTAACATGGCTGAATTTAATTTAAAATCGCCTGGAATACAGGTCAGAGAAATTGACTTTACAGGACAGAACCAACTGCAGCGCGGAATCACAACAGGCGGGCACGCTGGTGTATTTGATTGGGGTCCTGCAGAGACTGTCGTAAAAGTTTCAAACGAAACTGGTCTTCTAAGAACATTCGGCAAACCTACCGAAAATAGCGCGCTTTCTTTCATGTCAGCCGCCAATTACCTTCGCTACTCGAACAGCCTCGTTATAGTACGAGCAGTAAATGCCAATACATATTCCACAAATTACGATCTGGCTTCTAGAAACTCTTCTGTAGGAATAAAGAGAGCGGATTATTTACTTCTCGGGCAGTTCTCTCTAGATGCATCTAAGTCCGCAGTATGGGCAACTTCAAACACGAACGTTTCCGTTACTATAGAATCTCCTATAGGTGGTGGTGGAAGTAATGCTCTTGCATATGTTGCGAATACTGCCGGACAGGTGTTCTCTCCTGGTGCTTTGAGTGGAGTTACTATCACTTATGGTGGATCTGGATACGCCGAGTCACAATTTCCTTTAACAGTATTCTTGGCAAATACCTTAAATTCCGCGCAAAACGTATCGGCGAATTTGCAACCAGGCACTGTAGGCTTCTCTAGCTACACTCTCATGGGAAACACTCCTCTTCTGATTAAGAACAAGACCGAATTCCAAGATGAATACTTCTACACCGAAGATGAAGCCACTGGGCAGATAAGCGCCACATATTCAACATTGGGCAGTTTCGTTGCTCGTTGTGCAGGCGCATTGGGAGACACTTTAAAAATATCAGTTTGCGACGGAAAGCAAGCATGGTTCTCCAACATCGCCGGTTGGGAAAATATGACGTCAAGTAATACATCTGAAACTGATCCTTCGATGTGGATATACTCAGACGAATTCGATAGTTATCCGGACACTTCCGATTGGGCTGCAGAGAATGGCGTTGCAAATGACGAAATGCACATTATCGTTATCGACACTTTAGGAGTATTCACTGGAGTTGTAGAAGGAGTTCTTGAGAAATTTGAAGGCGTTTCGAAAATGAAAAACGCCAAAATTAAAAATGGAGCATCAAACTACTACAGAGATGTAGTACTGAAACAATCCAACTACGTGTTTCCAATGGCACATCCAGGAACAAATACAGTTCTCTGGGGAACCAACTCAACTACGCCAACTGCCAACTTGAGACCCGGAACGTCAGATAATGCGACATCAATTGGACCGCTAACTAATGGAAATGCCGGTTCAATTAGTGACGATCAAATTATAACTGCATTGACTGTTCTGCAAGATAAAGTTGCCGTTGATATCTCTCTTCTATTCACCGGCGATGCCAGCTTGGAAGTTAAAAGAAAGGCTCGACTTGTCGCAAATTCAAGAAAAGATTGTGTTGCATTTATCTCTCCGAGTCTTGATGCGGTCAAAGACCCATACAATCCAACGCAAGCCATAATTGAAGAATCTAGAGACATGTCGCCATCAAGTTATTTGGTTTATGATAGCGGATGGAAGTGGCAGTACGATAAGTATGCTGACAAGTATCGTTGGGTTCCGTTGAACGCCGATATCGCCGGTCTTTGCGCAAGAACAGACCGGACTAGAGACCCTTGGTTCAGCCCAGCTGGTACCACTCGCGGGCGAATTCAGAACACCATTAAGTTGGCATATAATCCGACTCAGGGTCAAAGAGATAGATTATACAAACAGGCGATCAACCCTGTTGTGACTTTCCCAGCAGAAGGAACGATTCTCTTCGGTGACAAAACGTACACCCAGAAAGATACCGCATTTAGTAGAATTAACGTTCGCCGTTTGTTCATTACTGTTGAGACGGTAATCTCTCGTGCGGCTAGAGCCAGCCTGTTTGAGTTCAATGATGACTTTACCAGATCGCAGTTTGTGAACTTAATTGAACCGTTCCTGAGAACGATCAAAGGTCGTCGTGGTATATTCGACTATCAAGTAGTCTGCGATTCGACGAACAATACGCCCGATGTAGTTGATGCGAATCAATTTATTGGCGATATCTACATCAAACCTGCCAGAAGTATCAACTACATTCAGTTGAACTTCGTTGCTGTTAGAACTGGGGTGGAGTTTAGTGAGGTGGTTGGTCGCATCTAATGCGGCTAACCATTTTCAATGAAACAACGGATAAATTAGGAGAAACAAAATGGCTTTTGATGTAACACAATTTAGAGCTGCGCTGATAGGGGATGGAGCAAGACCAAACTTGTTCCAAGCAGAATTATCATTCCCGGACTATGTTAGTGGAGGAACTCTGGCTGGAGTAAAGAGTAGATTTCTCATCAACTCGGCACAACTTCCGGAATCTAATCTTGGCACAGCACCACTTTACTACTTCGGTCGTGAAGTGAAGCTGGCTGGGAATAGAACATACTCGCCGTGGACAGTGAACATAATCAATGACGAAAACTTCGATCTTCGCGAGGCATTCGAGCAATGGATTGGTGGAATTAACTCACCGGAAGGCAATATTCGAGACATTCGAGCATCGACCCTAGATAATGGATACGGTGCTGATGCTAGTGTTACTCAGTATAGCAAAACGGGAATTCCAGTCAAAACTTACAAGTTTATTGGACTGTTTCCTGTTAATATTTCGCCTATTGATTTGAATTGGCAGTCTAACGATGCCATTGAAGAATTCCAGGTGACGTTTGATTATCAATACTGGACAGATGGCGGAAGCGACCTCGGTCAGGCTCTGGCTCTTGGCGCCACAGTCCTTGGTGAAATTTTTGATTGAACTCTGGGGGGGAGAGAATTCTCTCCCCCATTTTTTTCTATGATTGGAGAATTAAATGGCGATTAAGCTCTTCGGCTTTCAGATTTCTAGAGGGGACGATAACCAACCTCCTCAGACTCCCATTGCCCCGCAAATGGAAGATGGCGCTCTTAATATAGAAACAGGAGGTCACTATGGAATCTATGTTGATCTTGACGGGTCATATAGAAGCGAAGTAGATCTAATCACAAAATATCGTACGATGTCAATGCAGCCAGAAATGGATGGGGCTATTGAAGACATTATCAACGAAGCTATTGTGCACGATGATCGCGGTCAAATCGTTAAGATTGTTTGCGAAGAACTCAAGCAACCAGACAGAATCAAGAAAATGATTCGCGATGAATTTGATGTTCTTCTCAAGATGTTGGACTTCGGAAATGAAGGATCCGACATCTTTCGGCGCTGGTACATTGATGGTCGCCTTCCCTACAACGTCGTAATTGATCAGGAAAACCCAAGAGCCGGGATTATCAATCTGATCTACATTGATCCGAGAAGAATTCGTAAGATTCGTGCAATCAAGAAAGACAAAAATCAACAAGGCATTAACGTTGTTGTTGGCACCGAAGAGTTCTACGTTTATAACGAGAAGCTGGTGAACAATAATGCGCAGAACCCGCAGATCACTGGCAACTTTGCTGGATCAATCAAGCTGGCAAAAGACTCAGTCGTATATGTAACTTCAGGTATGATGGATCCAGCCAAATCCACAATACTGTCGTATTTACACAAAGCAATTCGACCAATGAACCAGCTGCGCTTCGTTGAAGACGCAACGGTCATATATCGTGTATCAAGAGCACCAGAAAGAAGAGTGTTCTATGTTGACGTTGGTAACATGCCGCGCAACAAAGCCGATCAATATCTCAAAGATGTAATGACGAAATTTAGAAACAAGCTGGTATATGATGCTGCGACTGGAGAAGTTCGAGATGATCGCAAGCACATGTCAATGCTCGAAGACTTCTGGATGCCAAGAAGAGGCGAAGGAAAATCAACAGAAATCACTACTCTTCCAGCCGGACAAAACCTTGGCGAAATGGACGACGTTCTTTATTTCGAGAAGAAACTCTACCGGGCACTTAATGTTCCGGTTTCTCGCCTTGAAGCTCAACAAGGATTCTCACTCGGTCGTTCTTCTGAGATTACACGAGACGAATTGAAGTTTGATAAGTTCATTGACAAACTGCGTTCAAGATTCAGCACGCTGTTTGATGAACTTCTTGAGCGTCAACTTGCTCTGAAGGGTATTTGTACTGTAGAAGAATGGCATGAATTCAAACAGTATATTCACTACGATTTCATTAAGGACAACAACTTTACTGAACTGAAAGAGGCTGAGCTTCTGCAGAACAGAATGCAAACTCTGCAGATTCTTGATCCGTATATCGGTCGCTTCTTCTCAGAACAATGGGTGAAGTCGAAAGTTCTTCGCTTCAACGAAGATGAGATTGCAAAGATGCAAGAACAAATGGACGAAGAAGCTCAAGAACAGGCTGAGAAAGAAGCTGCTGCACAACCGGCTCAAGGTGAAGATGATGATGGTTCTCGAGATCAACAGCAGCAACAGCCGCAGCAACAAGGAGGCGCAAAAGGTCAATCTGATGATCGTGTTGCGCAAATAAATAATCAAGTTAAACAGCTCGCTAAGGGAGATCAATAATGTCATTCGCTAAATTTGCACAAGAAAAAGATGCGGCTTCTTTCAGAGAGGCGTTTCTTGAGAGAATTCAATCAGCCGTTGCTGATGAGATTGAGCAGCAGAAGATTGCTGTGGCTCAGTCCATGTTCGGAAGCGATGATCAACTCGAAGAAGAAATGTCAGACGAGGAGCTTGATGAATTCCTCGATTCGCTGTCAGAAGAAGAGCTTCAGGCTCTGGCAGAAGAAGCCAAGCAGATTTAAGTGACCATGAAGAAGTTTTCTGACATCAGAAGAGAGCAACTCTCTAACGAACAAGAAGAAGTCTTGGAAGAATCACATCCAGATCTTCCAATGACCATTCTTCTTGTTCGCAAAGGGATACGCATATTTCCTACGGGAGATAGAGTTGCTCTTTACACCAATTCAAAACTGGGCGTAGATGTCTCGATTACTTACGGAGAACATCTGCGCAATGCAATTAAAGGATATGGTAAACTGACGAAAGCTCTTGAAGAAGATTACGAAGAAATTGATGAGTCTTATTCGGTAATGAGAAGATTGGAAACAATAGCAAACGGAAGCCAAGACGGCGACGTTCCTATGGCAAATGGAGCAAATGCGAAAGTCAATCCAGTCATAGCTAAATATATTCTGACATTACACTCAGTGCTGACTCCAGAAAACCAGAAAGCAGTTAAAGCCATGTTAAATGGATCGCCGAAAGATTTCGCCAAGTTAGCGCAGTTCGCTCAACAAACGGCACCAACGATAGGAAGCTAAAATGATTACTCAGCCAAACGTAGTGAACTCTAGAGTATTATATGACAGCGGTGAAAAAACAGTCATACAAATTATAGGATACTACACAGCAGCATGTACTGCCGCAAATACAGTCGTAGTTAATCCGAAAGCATTAAGGTTTGCAAATACTCAGCAGTATTGCTCAGTTTCCGTAGACAAAGTTGAATATCAATCGAGCATGAGCGGATTCGTTTCGCTTGAATGGGAAGGAACGAGCAATTCTTCTTTCTTCGTTCTTGGTCTAGGCTCCGGAACTATGCCACTTGGAGCATACAATGAAGCAGCCGGACCGACAGGAAACATTAAAGCCGTTGTTGTCAATGCTGCAGCAAACGATAACTTCTCGGCAACGTTGACCTTATTGAAGGCAGAAGGATATGCAAACGCCATGGCATATTTCGGAGACGGTCGACCATAATGTTAACATTTTCGCAGTTCCTTTCCGAATCCGGTCCTAGAATTAAAATCGTAAAGATTAGATTCCGCGGCGGAAAAGTTCAGAGAAGGAAAAAAGTATCCAATGTAAAAGGATACAAACTCAAGGGAATGAAACTTGTTCGCATGAGTTCGCAAGAAAAAATACATCGGAAGATGGGAGCAAGGAAAGGTAAGATAAAGAGAAGAGCAAAAATGGCTCGATCAATTATGAACAGAAAGAGAACAATGCGCCGTAGACATTCAATGGGGTTATAAGAAATGCCAAGAAAAGGCGGAAAGAAAACAAGGGGTAAATGAGAGATGAGACTCATATCAGAAGTAACCGAATCGATTCAGTATATTGTAGAATCCAAAGAAGATGGTGGAAAAAACTATTTTCTCAATGGCATCTTTCTGCAGACTGAACAATACAATCGCAATCAGCGCCTCTATCCTATGTCAATAATGGAAAGAGAAGTCGCCAGATACAACAAAGAATATATTGATACCAAGCGCGCATTCGGCGAGCTCGGTCACCCCGATACGCCTTCAATCAATCTGGATCGTGTATCTCACATGATCGTTGATCTTCACAGAGAAGGCAATAATTTCGTTGGTAAAGCCAAAGTAATGGATACTCCATACGGAAAAATTGTAAAGAATTTTATGGACGAAGGAGCATCGTTAGGTGTTTCTTCCAGAGGTCTGGGTTCTCTCGTTCCTACCAAAGAAGGAAAGAATATTGTCCAGGATGACTATCATCTTGCTACAGCGGCAGATATAGTGGCAGATCCTTCTGCTCACGATGCTTGGGTTCAAGCAGTATATGAGTCGAAAGAATGGATCTTCGATAATGGCGTAATTCGTGAAGCAGAAATTGCTAGTATTAGAAAAGAATTGGTAAAAGCTCCTAAGAAGGATCTCGAAGCAACTCAATTACGCCTGTTCGAAAAGTTTTTAAATAAACTTTGAGAAAAAACATTTTTTATAAATAATAGCATATACTAAGGAGTATTCCAATGACAGTACGTTCACTTTCAGAAGCTGCCGCTGACGTTCTTACAAGATCTCAGGCGAGCGCAGACAAGGAGCCGATGCATACGCTCGGCGGAGCTGAGGTTCAAGATCTCGGTGGTGCAACAATAACTAATCCTGCTGGTAACGACGTTGGTCGTCAGGCTGCTGCGAAAATCTCGCAAGCTGCCAAGCCTGGTCCGGCTCCGAAACTTGGCGCGATGCCGATGACGAAAGTCGCTGGCGCTGTTGCTGAAGAAGTTGACGAAGATGAAGAGGAAGATCTTATCGACGAAGATGAAGAGGAAATGACTCTTGACGAGAAGCGTCAAATGATCCGCGCCAAGATGAAGGATATGTCTTGCGCTGAAGACGTCGATGCCATCTTTGCCGGTCAAGAACTTTCCGAAGAGTTCAAGCAGCGCGTAACGACAATCTTCGAAGCAGCTGTTATTGCTCGTGCAGTTGCCGTCGTTGAAGAACTCGAAGCGCAAATCCTTGAAGGCGCTGCTGAGTCAGTAGAAGAAATCAAACTGGAACTCGAAGAGCAAATGAGTGCTTATGCCTCATATGTCGCCAAAGAGTGGCTGGCTGAGAACCAAGTAGCTGTACAAGCTGGTCTCAAAGCTGAGATCATGGAAGAGTTCATCGACGGTCTGCGCGGTCTGTTCGTCGAGCACAATATAAATATCCCCGACGAAGAAGTTGACGTCGTAGAAGCCATGGCAGAAGAAATGGCTGCACTTCAGGAACAGCTAAACAAAGCGCTGAATCTGAATGTCGAGCTGGTAGAAGCCATCAACGAAGCCTCCAAAGAATCAATCGTATACTCAGTTTGCGAGGGTCTCACCGCCACGCAAGCCGAGAAAGTAAAAGCTCTCGCAGAGGGAGTAGAGTTCACCACAGAGGGTGAATATCAAGATAAAGTAGAACTCATCAAAGAGTCATACTTTAACGGTAAGGTGAAACAACCACGTGTTCAATCCTCAGTAGCAGCAAAAGAAATGCTGGCGGAACAATCATCAGACTACACGGAAACGTCGCCTCTGATGGAGAAGTACGTCTCGGCAATTTCCAGAACTCTCAATAAGTAAATTAGGAGACTATAATGTATCTTTCAGAAAATTTAGAAAAGAAGTGGGCACCAGTCCTCGACCACGGGGAACTTGGCGCTGTCACTGATCCCTACAGACGTTCCGTAACAGCTATCATTCTTGAGAACCAAGAGCAGATGCTGATCAAGGAAGGCTCAATCCTCAACGAAACCTCACCGGCTAACATCACTGGCTATACTGGCGGCTCAACTGCCACTGGTCCAGCTGCCGGTTTTGACCCGATCCTGATCTCGCTGGTTCGGCGTTCGATGCCCAACCTGATGGCGTACGATGTCTGCGGCGTTCAGCCGATGACTGGTCCGACAGGTCTGATCTTCGCAATGCGTTCGAAGTATGCTAATGCTACGAGTCAGCTGACCGAAGCTTTCTACAACGAAGCCAACACTGCCTTCGCTGGTACTGGTACGCATACTCCATTCGGTCTGCTTTCTGGTCAGAACTCAACTCAGGCTAACACCGTCAACCCCGCTAACACCTCAATCTCTGCTGCCTTCGGTCTGGCAGATATCGGTATTGGTTTTGCTACGGCGACTGGTGAAGATCTGGGCGGCACTGGTTCACCTGCTATGGGTTCAATGGGCTTCTCGATCGAGAAAGTTACCGTAACTGCCAAGACTCGCGCTCTGAAGGCTGAGTACACGATGGAACTGGCTCAGGATCTTAAGGCTGTTCACGGTCTGGATGCTGAAACAGAACTGTCGAATATTCTTTCGACAGAAATCCTTGCTGAAATCAACCGCGAAGTTATTCGTACTATCTATGCTACGGCTGTGATCGGTGCAAGAACTGCTAACACGGTTGGAGTGTTCAGTCTTGCAACTACGAACGGCGATACCGATGGTCGTTGGCAGGTTGAGAAGTACAAGGGTCTTATCTATCAGATCGAGCGTGAAGCCAACAAGATTGCCAAAGACACTCGTCGCGGCAAGGGCAACATAATCATCTGTTCAACTGACGTTGCTTCGGCTCTGGCTATGTCCGGTCTTCTGGACTATAACTCGGCTCTGAAGGATCAAGTTAGCCTGCAGGTTGATGACACTGGTAGCACATACTGCGGTACGCTCTTCGGGCGCGTCAAAGTATACGCCGATCCGTACTCACTGACCTCGGCTACTTCTGCGATTTCTAACGATTTCGTTGTAGTTGGCTACAAAGGTTCAATCGCGTATGACTCGGGTCTGTTCTACTGCCCATACGTTCCGCTCCAAATGGTTCGCGCAATTGATCCTAACACCTTCCAGCCGAAAATCGGCTTTAAGACTCGTTATGGAATGGTTGCCAACCCGTTTGCTGGTGGATCGGCTGTTGATGCTGGCGTCCTTAGCAACAACAGCAATATCTACTACCGCAAGTTCATGATCACGAACCTGAAGTGATCGTTTCAAGCTGAATAACAATAACTAGATCGTTGTTGTATTGGGGAGCCGCAATGGCTCCCCATTTTTTTGCCTTATAAATACTCAGTGCCCACTGGAAGAATCAAATGAGCTGCAACGAAGATCTAAACAAGAATTTACTGCAAGGATCGAAATTTAAATTGATGTTCGATCGTTTGCCGGACGTTTCGTTTTTCTGCACCGAAGTCAATATACCAGGGCTTTCTCTGTCCGAGAATACGAGAGCAACACCATTCATTGATTATAAACTTGCCGGAGACAAAATAACATACAGTCCACTTGAGGTGACATTTCTAATCAACGAAACCCTTTCTCCTTGGAAAGATGTTCATGATTGGATGAGAGGTCTTGGGTTTCCCACCAACTTCGATGAATATAAGAATCTTTCTGCATTACAAGCAGCTAAATTGTATCCTGGATTGGCCAATTTTAGTACAGAAAGCCCGCAGTATTCTGATGGCAGGTTAGCGATATTCACGAACAAGAACAACCCTGTTGTGACGATATCTTTTAAGGATCTATATCCAATTGAAATTTCTTCTATAGACTTTGGAACGAAAATGACTGCGGAAACCACTATATCCGGAACAGCTAGATTTGCTTTTATGTACTACGATTTCGTTTAGAGATTATATAATAAGGCTTAAACCGACAGTATGATTATACCGAGTTGTGCGATGATTGTAAAGTTGTTTTTCTACTGTATAATTTATCTTTTCATACTTTACTTCTGTAGGAAAGTGGGTTATAATTGACGTTGTTTAGTAATGGATTTTGTTATGCAACCAGCATCTCTTGAAACTTTGCTCGATATGTGGGAAAAAGATGCCGTCATCAACATGACGGATCCCGGAGCAGAACTCATTCGTATTCCAGTAATTCATGCCAAATATGTTCGGCAGTTATCCGCACATTCACTTTCTTCCAAGAAGTGGGGTATGGAGATCAGCAAACTTCGTAAACTCAAGTGGGAGTATTACAACGGCAGGTTGGATGATGATGATCTTAAAAAGTATGGCTGGCAACCATTCAAGTTTCTGTTGAAGTCAGACATATCCGTATACATGGATGCTGATGATGATCTCTTGAAACTTCAAACCAAGAAAGCAGTTCACGATGAGGCAGTTCAGTTTTGCAATGCTGTGTTGAAAGAACTCTCGAATCGCACGTGGCAGTTGAAGGAGTATTGCTCGTGGGAGAAGTTCATACAAGGACAACATTGATGGCATATGACATAAGAATAACAAAACACAACGAAGCATTTGTACGAATAATCTGTGAGCCTGGTATTCTAGAAGAACTGGCTGAGTTCTTCACCTTCTATGCTGATGATTACAAGTTCTCTCCCATGTACAAACGAAAAGTCTGGGACGGGAAAATTCGTTTGCTCAATAAAAAGACAATGCAGCTGCCTCATGGTCTTTCGTTCTATGTTTGCAAAATAGCCAGAGACAAGGGATATACTTGCCTAAACGAAACCAACAAAGAAACCAACTTCACTATAAAAGATGCCGAGTTCTTTGCCAGTGCTCTCAAGCTACCAATGGAACCGAGAGACTATCAGCTGGCTGCATTTGCTACTTCTATTCGTTCTAACAGAAGGCTAATCCTTTCTCCTACGGCATCAGGTAAATCTCTTGTCGCATATTTGATCATTAGGTTTCTACTTCAGTTTGAGTGTAAGCAAGGTATTCTTATTGTTCCGACCACTTCTCTTGTTGAGCAAATGTATGGAGACTTTGAAGATTACTCTAAGAACAACAAATGGGACGTCGAGAAGACTTGTCAGAAAGTTTATGCTGGGTTTGAGAAGAGAATAATCAATCCTCTTCTGATTTCAACTTGGCAGAGCCTGCAAGATTTTCCTCCAAAGTATTTCTCTCCGTTCGATTTTATCATAGGTGATGAGGCTCATACGTTTAAGGCGAAGTCCCTCTCTTACATAATGAACAGCATGCACAACGCAAGGTTTCGCGTTGGTATGACTGGAACAGTAAAAGATACGCAAGTGAATCTTCTTTCAATCGAAGGGCACTTCGGACCAACCTACAAAGCCATCTCTACTAAAGAATTAATGGATAGAGGGCAGATTGCTCAGCTTCAAATCAAGTGCCTTGTCATATCACATCCAGAACATGCCAGAAAGAAAGCGTTTGATATGGATTATCAACAAGAAGTGGATTTCGTTGTGAGTAATATTGCACGCAATGAATATGTCAGAGACCTTGCGATGTCGATGGAAAAGAATACGTTGGTTCTTTTCAACTACGTCGAGAAGCATGGGAAGATCATACACGATCTGATCTATGAAAGGGCAGAAGGAAGAAAAGTCTTCTTCGTTCATGGTGGCGTTGATACTGAAGACAGAGAAACAATAAGGCACTTGACTGAAGAGGAAAATAACGTTATAATAGTTGCAAGCCTTGGAACATTTTCTACTGGTGTAAATATCAAGAATCTGCATAATATAATCTTCGCGCATATTGGTAAGTCGAAGATCAAGATTCTTCAGTCAATAGGAAGAGGGTTGCGCCTTAATGAAAACAAAACCAATGCAGTCATCTACGACTTGGTTGATGATCTAAGGCATAAAGACAAAATAAATTTTAGCATGAAACATTATGTTGAGCGAGTTAAAATCTACAATGAAGAAAAATTCAAAATATCTAATAGTAAAGTGGAGTTGAATTATGAGTGACGAACCTCCTTATGTTTTATACATGAAATTTAAAAACGGAGATGAAGTGGTCTCCGAAGCAACTGTTCTTGAAGATGACGGTGAACAGATTGGCGATTTCTATTTAATCAAACCGATGGCAATCCTTGGGTTTCTTGACGTTGAGTCGGATCCTCCCAAAAAGACTTTGTACATGCAGCCATGGCTTCCAGTTGGTGTCGTAAAAAGTCATTACACCGAGGTTTATATTGAAGACATGATCCTCTATGCCGAGGTCGCTCCTTCGTTCATCCCCCATTATCTTGATGCTATTGAGGAAATGAAGGATGAATTGGCTGACGACGATGGTGAAGAAGAATATCAAAACAAACCGGAGAAAATTGGCGAGAACGTATTCTCTCTTGGAATCAAAAAGAAAGAGCCTAAGACAACCGATCCGGAGGAACCGAAATGAAACCTGCAAAAAATCATTATGTGAACAACGCCGAGTTCTTCGAAGCAATAAAAAAATACAAAGCAATATGTGCTACTTGCCGCGAAGAAAGCAAACC